ATTTCGGTACGGCTTCAGTAGACCCTGCTTCAATAGCGGCAACTACTAGAGGTTCAGTTACTTTCACTCTTACAGGTGCAAAGACAACCGACATCATTATTGTAAATCCACCATCAGACCTAAACGATGATTTGTTATTCGTGGGCGCCGCTATTTCAGCCGCGGACACAGTATCAATTTATCTTTACAATCCAACAGGTTCAGCAATCAACGACACAGCGCGTACATTCTCGTATGTGTGGATTGACATGACTGCGTAATATGAAAGCCGAAATCTTAAAATCAATGCTTGTTGAAGGTCGCAAACTTGTGGCTGGAGACATTGTAGAGGTCAAAGGTTGGCGTCACGCTAAGTCTTTGGCTAATAATCGTTACATAAAATTCATTGAAGATAATGTTTCAGAGGAAACAAAACAGGCTGAAAAGCCAAAGAAAACAAAAGAAGTCGCCGAATAGTGTAAGGGGCGATTCAGTAAAATGAGTCGCCCTTTTCTTTCTAAGGAGTTTATATGGCAATAGCACACGCAAGAATATCTATAACAACAGCAGAAACTTTATTGTCAAAAACCGCGGCGGGTAAAGATGGACAAACAATTTTAATTCAAAACCCTTCAGGTGGAAATACTGTCTATTTAGGTGGCACAGGTGTAACAAGTTCTGACTACGGTTACATATTATTGGCTGGAACAGATATGTCTGTTGATTTACAAAATGGAGAATCTTTTTACGGAATAGTTGCCTCATCAACTCAGACCGTAAATGTTTTGTATCAAGGAGTATAATAAATGGCTCTACCAGCATCTCTTTCAACCTGTACCGTTATAGGTACTTATGTTGATTTAGTTGGTAACCCTGTTCGTGGTTCTATTACCTTTACTCCGCAAACTATCCTCAAAGAAGTCACAGCCAATGTAATTATTTTGCCAACCGCCATTCAAAAGACATTTGATGCTACTGGCTCTTTTTCTATTATTTTACCTGTGACAAGTGATACCGATGTGACCCCTCAACCTTTTATTTATGAAATCCAAGAAAATTTTACCCGTGGTCGCACTATTGAAGTTGCTCTTCCTTTATCGGTAGCCAATACAACCCAAAATCTTGCAGACTTACTTCCTGCCCTTGAATCAACTGAAGCGGCGTCATACATAACCGTAGACCAATATCAGGCTCTTCTTTTGCGATATGACGATGCTGAAAACATTCGAGTAATAGTTGTAGACGCCGATGAATATGTGGATGATGCCGAGGCTCATGCTGACGATGCGGCAGACGCCGCAAGCCAATTAGACAATTACAATTCAAATCAATTCTTGTTAATGGGGGTGTAAAGTGGCAGAACCGTATGTACCAATAGCCGACCTGACAACCTATAACACTTTATTAACAGACTTAGAGGTTGCTACTGACGGCGCAGAAACTAACGCTGATGATTTAGAAACAGCAGTACAAAACGCTTTGACTCATAAGCAAACCGCTGAGAACGCCTTGGCTCAAAAATTTGACTTACTTCTTTTGGTGGGTTGTTAAATGGCGCTCGCACCTTCCTTAACTACCGTTACAATTACTGGTAATTACATAGATTACGAAGGCACCGCAATCCAAGGACAGGTTCGTTTTACCCTTGGCGAAGTTCTTCGTAATGGTACGGATGACCAAATGGTTGCTCCCTCAAGTATTGTTGTGGCTCTCACTAATGGCGCTTTTTCCGTAACTCTACCCGCGACTAATGACCCTGATATTGTCCCAACTACCTTTACTTATACGGTAGAAGAGTCTTTTATCGGAGGTCGCTCCTACACAATTTCAATACCTTACAACACGGTTGGCTCTTTAGATTTAGCCGACATAAGCCCAAATCCAACCCTTAGTGAAACATTTGTACAACTTATTGACCAAACAACTTGGTCGGTTCTCGAGGCAGATATAGACGCCTTAGATGTAGAAATAAATCAAACCACAGATAAAATTCTTGCTTCAGGAAAGTATTGGTATATCCCAAGTACCTACGCTAGTTATACAGCGCTAGATACTGCTTTTGCCACATACACCGCCTTGACCTCAGCAACTTATAGCCTAGACGGGAATGACATTTCCGCCTTTGTTACTTTAGCCGAGGGATTTGAAGCGTCAGCCTCAGCAAGTGCTACAACAGCCACAAATCAAGCGACTGCTACAATCAGTCCATTACTTTTAATCGGAGGATAACCGTATGGCAACAACTTACAAGGTCTTGGGTCAAGTAAATCCAGCCGCTAATACAAATACGACTCTGTATACTTGCCCTGCCTCAACACAAACAGTCATCTCAACCTTGACTATTGCTAATCAAGGGGCGTCCTCGGCAACATACAGAATCGCAATTCGCCCCAACGGAGCGACATTAGCCGCTGAGCATTACATTGTTTATGATGTGACGGCTGGAGGTAACAGCACCACGGCTTACACTTTAGGTCTTACAGTAGACGCTTCAGACATTATCACCGTCCGCGCATCAACAACAGATTTATCCTTTAACGCCTTCGGAAGCGAGATAGCATAATATGGCAATAACAACCAACGGTAAAGTACCTATAACTAATATCCAAGGTGGTACATCCTCAGATATAGCCGCTCTTATTAGTGATGAATCAGGAACAGGCGTTCTTGCTTTTACTACTAGCCCAACCTTTACAACTCCTGCCCTTGGTACGCCTTCGGGTTTAGTTCTTACAAACGCAACAGGAACACCTTCTTCCATCACTCTTACAAACGGAACTGGATTACCAGTTAGCGGAATTACTGCCTCAACTTCATCCGCTATCGGCGTAGGAACTATTGAACTAGGTCACGCAACCGATACAACTCTTGCTCGCGCCTCTGCTGGTGTTGTATCTATTGAAGGTAATGCTGTACTTGTTTCAGGTGGCGCCCTTGGAACACCTGCATCGGGAACTTTAACAAACGCAACAGGGCTACCTATCTCTACTGGCGTATCAGGTCTTGCTAGTAATGTTGCTACATTTCTTGCTACTCCATCTAGCACTAACTTAATAAGCGCAGTAACAGATGAAACAGGCACAGGTTCTCTAGTTTTTGCTACTAGCCCTACCCTTGTAACACCTCTTCTTGGAACACCAACATCTGTAACTCTTACTAACGCAACAGGGCTACCTATCTCTACTGGTGTTTCAGGATTAGGAAGCGGTATAGCCACAGTTCTTGCTACTCCATCTTCTGCAAACTTAGCGTCAGCAATTACAGATGAAACTGGTTCAGGCTCTCTAGTATTTGGAACAAGCCCAACTATTACTACCCCTGCTATTACAGGTGGAACCCTTACAGATGCCGTGGTTCATGGACTTGAAGAAGATATAAATGTTGTTGCGGCTGCCGCAACTGGAACAATTAACTTTGATGTAGATACTGCTTCAATTTGGTACTACACTACAAACGCAACAGCGAACCACACTCTAAACTTTAGATACAGTTCGGGTGTCTCTCTTGATACGGCTCTAGCAGTTGGAGATTCTATCACTCTAGTTTGGCTCAATACCAATGGAGCGACCCCTTACTATCCAAATGTGATTAACATTGATGGCAACGCACAAACTCCAAAAGTCCCTGCGGCTATCTCAGGTGGAAATGCCTCGGCTATTGATGCCTACTCTTTCACTATTATCAAGACCGCCTCTGCTACATTTACAGTCTTAGAAACTCAAACCAAGTTCGCCTAAAGGAGATTTAATAATGCCAATTATTGCTTCTCGCGCAGGTGGCTCTGCTGGTGCTTTCGGAGGGTTGCGCTCTTTTGCGCCCTCAGGTTTATCTGTTGATTACCTTGTTGTTGCAGGTGGCGGCGGTGGCGGCGGGAATATTGCTGGCGGTGGAGGTGCAGGTGGACTTCGTTCTACAGTAACTGCGACAGGCGGTGGTGGCTCACTTGAAAACGCTTTATCGCTCGCCCTGAACACTGCCTTTACAGTGACGGTCGGTGCGGGCGGTGCAGGAACGACAGGTTCAGCAAATGCACAAGGTGCTGACGGCGGAACATCATCTATATCAGGTACAGGTATCACAACTATTACCGCAACAGGTGGTGGCGGAGGTGGTCTAGGTGCAACTGGTAGTGGTTCTGGGGAATCGGGTCGTTCGGGCGGTTCAGGTGGCGGTTCTGGCGGTTCTTCACTTACAAGCGGTACACGCGCTGGTGGTGCTGGAACGGTTAATCAAGGTTACGCAGGTGGAGCAAATCAGTTTAGCGATGTAAGTAATGCAAAAGCATCAGGCGGTGGCGGTGCAGGAGCAGTTGGCGGAAATGGCGGAAGCGGTGCGGCTGGTGCTGGCGGCGCTGGTGTAGCAGTTTCTATTTCAGGTTCTTCCGTGACTTATGCTGGCGGTGGCGGTGGTGGTTCACAAGGTACAGGTAGCGCAGGAAGCGGTGGTTCTGGTGGCGGTGGTGCTGGTAGCACAACGGATACAGTAGCAACTGTTGGCACAATAAATACTGGCGGTGGCGGTGGTGGCGGTGGTCGTTCATCTGCTGGTGGACCAGGTGCTTTAGGTGGTTCAGGAATTGTTATAGCCCGTTACTCAGGCACAGACCAAAAAGCATTAGGCGGAACTGTAACTACTTCAGGTGGTAATACGATCCACACATTTAATTCTTCAGGTAATTTCTATACTGAAATGCCAGCAACAGGTGGCAATACAATTAGTTTTGACGGTTTTTATGTCACTCATACATTTACCTCATCAGGAACATTTACTCCAAGCAGAGCCTTTTATGCTGACTACCTTGTTGTCGCAGGTGGCGGTGGCGGGGCTGGAACTGCTAGTGATTCCGCTGGTGGTGGTGGTGCAGGTGGTTTACGCTCAACAGTTACTGCTACTGGTGGTGGTGGAAGTTTAGAATCATCTTTATCTTTAACTGCTCAGGCATACACAGTTACAGTCGGCGCAGGCGGCGCTGCTGGTGCTGGTAGCGATACATCAACTGGAAAAGGAACGACTGGTTCCAATTCAGTATTTTCAACTATCACATCAGCAGGCGGTGGCGGTGGCGGGCAAAATGCAACAGATACAAACGGCTTATCTGGTGGTTCGGGCGGTGGGGGTGGTGTGGCATCAGGAACTGGTGGCTCGCCAACCGCTAACCAAGGATTTGCAGGTGGTAATGCCAACACAAATTCATCTTTCCAAGCAGGTGGTGGTGGCGGGGCAGGCGCTGTTGGAGCAAACGGAGCAGGTACATCTAGTAGCGGCTCAATAGGTGGCGCTGGAGTTTCAGTTTCAATAAGTGGTAGTTCTGTCGCTTACGCTGGAGGCGGTGGTGGAGGTCCCGCTAATACTGGTGGTGGTAGTGCTATTGCTGGTGCAGGTGGAACTGGCGGAGGCGGTGGTGGTGGTACTAATAATGGTGTTGGTGTTGCGGGAACTGCAAACCTTGGTGGTGGTGGTGGCGCAGGAAACCGCACAACAGGTGGTCCTGCAACGGCAGGTGGCGCAGGTGGCTCAGGCATTGTAATTGTTAAATACTCCGTAGCCAAAGCAAGTGGCGGAACGATCACTACTGATGGAACAAATTGGATTCACACATTTACATCTTCAGGAACCTTTGTTCCTTATCAAAACTTAACTAATGTTGACTTTTTAGTTGTTGCAGGTGGCGGTTCGGGTGGTGGTCGTGGTGGCGGTGGTGGTGGAGCGGGAGGTTTACGCTCAACCGTTAATAATACTGGCGGTCTTGGAACTTTAGAAACTGCTCTTTCACTTACAGCAGGTACTTCTTACACAGCAACAGTCGGCGCTGGTGGTAGTGCTTCAAACGGAAGCGATTCTGTTTTTTCAACTATTACATCTACTGGTGGTGGTCGGGGTGCTTCAGTAAGTGCGGGCGCTGGCTCAGGTGGCGGTTCAGGTGGCGGTGCTGGATTTGATAGAGCCGCAGTAAGTGGTGGTGGAACAAGAACCGCATCTCCAGTTCAAGGATTTGATGGTGGTCAAGGTGCGGCTAGTGGTGGCGACGCTTCAAGTGGTGGCGGTGGTGGAGCGGGTGCTGTTGGTGTAAATGGCGCTATTAGTGGAGTGAGACTTGCTACTGGTTCAACAGGTGCAGGTGGTGGTAATGGTGGTATCGGAGTACAAGTTTCAATCTCAGGGACATCAACTTATTACGCTGGTGGCGGTGGCGGAGGTTCGAATGTTAATTCTTCAAATGTTGGTACTTTACCTGCTGGTGGAAGCGGTGGCGGTGGAAACGGCAGTACAGTAAACGAAGGATTAGGAACTTCGGGAACTGCAAACACAGGCGGTGGTGGTGGCGGTGGAGACCCTGAACCAAACCCTCATGTTCCAGCATCTACCACAGGCGGTTCAGGTATTGTTATAGTTCGCTACGCCATCTAACGAGAGGTCAATATGAAAAACAATGTAAGCAAGATTAAAGAGACTAAACAAACTCAATGCTTTAGTTATGAGGTTGTTATGTTAGTTCACATTATTGCCGATAATGAAACTTCCGCTAAAACTCAACTTGATGAAAAAGGCGGAATCGTCACAAAGCGTGATGTAAAATTAGTAAACACACAGGCTCTCTACGGAGAAGAAAAGGAATAATAATGGCTCACTATGCGAAAGTTGAAGATGGGGTCGTAACACAAGTTATTGTTGCCGATTCTAAAGAATGGTGTCAGGCGAATCTAGGTGGCGAGTGGATACAGACCTCCTATAACACACACGCTGGAGTTAATTCCCGTGATGGTGGAACTGCCTTACATAAGAACTATGCTGGAATTGGTTATGAGTGGGACGGCACAGGATTCTTTGCTCCTCAGCCATTTCCATCTTGGATAAAAGATGAGGCAACTTATCTATGGAACGCCCCGACTCCAATGCCAGTTGAAGAAGGCAAAAGATTTACATGGGACGAAGATACCCTCGCTTGGGTAGAACAAGAATAACTAAGGAGTAAATCGTGGCAGGTACAACAACTAAGGGGTTTAGATACCCGACGGCTTCTGACGCGCCTGCAATTCATACTGCGTTTCTTAATTTAGCGACAGATGTTGATACTTTCCTTGATACTCCACAAGTCACGACAAGCGTTATCTTTGAAGGTTCAACCTCAGATGCTTTTGAGACCACGCTTACAGTTGTTGACCCAACGGCAGATAGAACTATCACTTTGCCGAATAGGAGCGGTACTGTTATTACTACAGGAGATACTGCGACAGTTACGACTGCTATGTTAGTTGATACCTTTGCTACCGATACAACTGCTTTAGACCGTGCCAGACAAACTGCATTTATGCTCGGTGGAATGTAATGGCATTTACCTATGTTGCCCCCACTACAGACCGTGACAAAGTTCGTTTTCTTATTGGCGATACTGTTTCTGCTGAAGCACATTATCAAGATGATGAAATAACTTATCTTTTAACTACTTGGGGAAATGTTTTTAGTGCTGCTATAGCCGCAGCAGAGATACTTGCTGGTCGTTATGCTCATAGGAGCAACTACTCTCGTAGCGTTGGTGATTTAAGTATTTCAGAGCAGTTTGGTTCTGCCGCTATTGAGTTCCGTAATCTCGCCGATAGATTACGAAGACAAAGAGACCTTCTTTCTCCACCAACTCCCGTAATCAATGCCCAGTCAATTAAGAACACTGGTGATAAAGTTGTCAGCACTTACAGTTCAGACTTTTATACTGGTTTACATGACAATGTTGTTTAGGGGTACAAATGAGTTACATCAAAGGGAGTCCGTCCGAGTTTAGTGACGACATGACGGAGACTGTTACTGTCTTCAAACAGAGCACCTTAGATAATTATGGTAAACGTGCGACCTCTGCTTCTGGGACTTCTTTCTCTGCGCGTGTAATTTCAGAGATTCGTCGTAGTAGAAATGATGAAGGCGAAGTCAGCATTGAAGGTGGTCGTTTGATTATTCTAAATGACGCAGACGTAGAAATTGGTGACCGTCTTGTACTGCCTGGAAATACAGAGCCAATGATTCTTGCTGTTAATAAAGTCACTTACAGTGCAAGTGGAACTCCTACTGTTCATCATACCCTTGTCACGTTTGGAAGAGGCTAATGGCTGAATCAATAGAGATGGATTTTGACCGACTCCAACGTCTGTTGACTCTTGGTGGTAGAGGTGCAGTTCAGGCTATGGGTCAGGCTATTTTTGGTGAGGCTGCTTTAGCGTTGCTTGAATCTAAAGAGTTAGTTCCTGTTGACACTTCTGCTTTGAAGCAGAGCGGTAATCTAAAGCCCATGAGAGTAGAAGGTAATGCCGTTGAGGTCGTTATTGGCTATGGTGGTGTTGCTGCTCCTTACGCCGTAGAGGTGCATGAGAATCTTGAGGCTCGTCACAAACCTGGTAAGTCAGCCAAGTTCTTAGAGATACCCGTAAAACGGCGTGTAAGCGGTTTAGGGACACGTATTGTAGACGCAGTACAGGAAGCATTGGACGACCTAGTATGAGCGTCTTAGAGGCTATAGGAACGTACATAGACACTAATAGCGGTGACCTTACAATCGGCACAAATCTCTTTCTTTCAAAGATGCCTAATAGCCCAGATTATTGTGTGGCTGTCTACGAAACTAGCGGTATATCCCCAATAGAAACCTTCGGTGCTACTGCTTTTGAAATAGACCGTCCGTCAGTTCAAGTTGTTGTAAGAGCAACACGTGATGACTATGTAACTGCTCGTGATAAAGCAATTACGTTACGTAATTTAATTTGTGCTTTGACCAACGTGTCTGTGAGTGGTGTAACTGTTCTTCGTGTAAAGTCTGCTGGGTCTGTACTACCGTTGGGAGTAGATGAACTTGACCGTCCAAAAGTGTCGTTCAACGTTGACTGTTTCGTGGACGTCTAATGACAGCAGAACTACCACCTGATGCCTACGCCAAAAGCGAAAAGCAAGATGAGTTCCCCAGATGTTGGCGGTGTAACAGAATACTCGCCGAATTACTTACACGCCCGTGGAAAATCAATTGCCAAAGATGTAAAGCCACAAATCAGTCTCAGTGAAGAATCAATAAATGCTTTTGACGCTGCTCTGGACGGCTTAGAAAGTAATGTTGACCCAGTGCCAGAATACCTATGGTGCGGTGTCAAGAAGTTTGTCTCTCGCTTACCAGAAACAACACGAAATAAATTATTGTTGATGATAGATGATTACAAATACACAGCACCTCAGTTGTATTCAATTTGTGAACCTTTTGCAAAAGAATCTGGTGTTCATCTCACCGCTTGGATAATTTCAAAACACCGTTTAAGAGTTAAAAGTGGTAGTGGGTGTTCGTGTAAAAAAGTTATTGGTGAAGCATGAATCCAGAGGATTTAGATAAAGCGTTAGATGACCTAAAGGTGACTGTAGAAAAAGACGCTCTAACTCCACCTGCTCTAAAAGCCCGTACTGCCGACTGGACTCCTGGTGTTGTATGGCAAGGCAACGAAGGAACAATTACCACCTCTGCTATGCCAGCAGAAGAATCGCCTGACTGGTCTTCTGTGTTACGTGTGTGGGGATTAGACCCAGATAAGTTTTCTGTTGTTGAACCTGTTTTGTTTAACGTTTGGGGAAATCCTGACGGTGTACTAAACCGTCAATGGAAAGGCAAGGTAGTTCAGAAGATAAGTGTTGCTCAAGAGCGTGACATTTCAGAATTGATAAAAGATGTTGTGAAACAAAAGAAAACACTCCAGCCAAGAACTTATGGTGAAGGTGTATTTGTTGTAGTTCTTGCCGACTGGCAGATTGCTAAACCAGACGGCGACGGCTTAAAAGGTACAGTACATAGAATCCTTCAATGTATTGAGAGCGTAGAATACAGAGTCAAAGAACTGCGTCGTATTAAAAGACCGATTGGTCGTCTTATAGTTCTTTGGACAGGTGACTCCATTGAAGGTTGTGTAGGTCATTATGCTCAACAAACATTTGGCGTTGAACTTGACCGTAGAGACCAAGTAAAGGTGGCTCGTAGATTGTTACGTGACGCTTTACTACGTTGGTCTAAATTATTTGATGATGTCTCTGTTGTTGCCGTCGCAGGAAATCATGGTGAGAACCGTAACAGTGGTGGTAAGTCTTATACCAGCCTCAATGACCATGATGACGTGGCGATAGTTGAACAAGTTGCCGAGATTTTTCAGGCTAATCCAGAGGCATTTGGTCACGTTCGTTTTGCTATTCCAAAAGACAGACTCTCACTTACTATTGAGGCGGCTGGTTGGATTCTTGGTATAACACATGGGCATGCTGCAAAGAATAGTGGTACTGTTGAGCAGAAGTTAAAGCGTTGGCTTGAAGGTCAGTCTTTAGGCAAGCAACCAATTGGCGACTGTGATGTTTTGGTCTCTGGACATTATCATCACTTCCGTTTGGCAGACTGGGGTGGTTGTATTTGGCTTCAAGCCCCAGCACTAGATGGCGGTTCAGATTGGTGGGAACAAATGACAGGTCATGCTTCAGATGTTGGTGTATTAACTTTTTGTATGTACCCTAATAAAAGAATTGCTGATGTTGAGGTCTTATGATGTCTTTCACTGACCCTTATGACATAGCCAATTATGCCGCTCGTCTCGTGAGTGGAGATAGACAAAATGATTACGGTCACCCTTTAGAGGACTTCACTAGAGCAGGAAAGATTTGGTCTGCTGTTTTAGGTGTAGATGTCACTGCCGAGCAAGTTGCTCTTTGTATGATTGGTGTAAAGATTGCTAGAGAAGTACATTCAGAGAAACTTGATAATGCCGTAGATGGTATTGGCTATTGGCTCACTTATTTTATGATTAAAGAAAAAAGAGCAGAAATAGAGCGTCTGTCAAAGGAAAATAGCGTAAGTGATGATAGCCTTGTCGTGACCGAGTCCACAGAGACCCTCGCCGATAAAGAACCCTTGAGGTCAAACGGTAAGGGGTCTGTGCTGTCCTAAAAGGAGTCAGAATGACCCAGTACCGAGCATTGGTGGGAATAGATTATCCACCTGATAAGCGTGTTGAAGCAGGGGATTTAGTTTCCGACCTGCCCGAAAAATCTGTTACATGGTTGATGGCACAAGGTTTGATTGAAACCGCAGATGGTAAATCATCTAAGAAGTCAGCCGTAAAAGTTGAAGAGCCTGTTGTAGAAGTTAAAGAACAAACCCCTGTTATTGCCGTAGATGGCGTTGAGTTTGACTCTAATGCTGATGACGGTGACAGTGACGGCTTTGTACAAGACGGCACTCCATTCCAGCGTCCAGTTGAGGAGAAATAATGCCTACGTTTCGTCATGGTAAAAATACCACTGTACTAAGTGATGATTTTGACCTAACTACTTACCTAAACAGCGCATCTGCCGCTTATGCAGTTGAGACCCCTGAAACTACAACTTTTGGCTCATCTGACCGTTCATTTATTGTTGGTCATAACGAAGGCACAATTTCATTTGAGGGTCTATTTGATGGAACTACCTCTAGTGCTGACTCAATTTTCCATGCCGCTCTAGGTAGTACAACTGACAAGGTAGTTACTGTATCAACTGATAGCACCGCTATCGGTGGTAGAACAATCCTTGCAAAAGCGTCTTCTACCTCGTATGAAATTAGTAGTCCTCTCACTGATGTTGTTTCTGTATCAGCAGAAGCGATAGCAAATGGGGGATTAGATTCGGGTGTTTGGTTAATTTGCCAGACTGCCGTATCTGCTACAACCAACACCACAGGTGTTGATAATGCTGCTTCTACTACTAATGGTGGAGTAGCGCACCTTCATGTTACAGTGAACGCTAGAACAGCGACTACTGTAATCGCAGTACAGCACTCAGCAGATAACTCAACATTTGCTGATTTGGCTGTATTCGGAACAGTAGCAATTTCCACACTAGATTCAGAACGATATGAAGTTGCTTCAGGTACGACAGTAAATCGTTACTTAAGAACAAGAACAACCATCGCAACAGGCTCAGGCGCTATAACTCGTAGCGTCGCGTTTTCAAGGAGATAATAAAATGCCAACATTCAGACATGGTAAAGCCGCCGTATTCAAGGTAGACAACAACGCTGGCACACTTACCGATATTAGTACCACCCTCAACTCTGTTTCATTCCCACGCGAAGCAGAGACTTTAGAAACCACATCATTCGGTTCATCAGACCGTTCGTACGTAATTGGTTTCAAGAACGCAACAATCAGTATCGAAGGTTCATTTGATGCTACTGTTGACACACACCTTGCTGCTATTTTGGGTAAGGAAGATAGTGTTTCATTTGAGTATGGTCCTGAAGGTAGCACTGCTACTTTCACAAAGTACACAGGAGAAGCGTTTATGACTTCATACGAATCCTCCGCAGGTGTAGGCGACATTGTTTCCTACTCAGCAGAGTTTCAAATCACTGGTGCTGTCACCCGTGGCGCATACGCATAATAAAAACTAAATAAAACTAACCGAGTCCAACGAGACCAAAAGAAGGAGCAACCGTGTCCATTAGAGACCAAATCCTCGCCAAACAAGACATTCCATCAGAAGTGGTGGACGTGCCTGAATGGGGCGTGAAAGTAGAAGTTCGTGGTATGACAGGCGCAGAGCGCACGCGTATCATGGACAAAGCAACACAAAATGCTGGTGATGTCAACTTACAGTTTGTCTATCCAGAAATTGTAATTGCTACCGCATTTGACCCCGAAAGTGGCGAGCAGGTTTTCAAACCTAGTGACCGTGATGCCCTTCTTGCTAAATCAGCAACCGCTCTTGACCGTATCGCTGCCGTAGGTATGCGTCTGTCAGGATTTACTGCTGAATCCTCAGACAACTTGGGAAAAGACTCCTCCGCAACGGCTTCAGACGATTCGTCTTTGAGTTAGCAGAACGGTTGGGACGGACAGTAGAGGAACTTCTCTATGGCAGTCCGTCCCACCGTGCTATTACCGCCGAAGAACTTACCGAATGGGAGTCTTTAGAACGGTTGCGGCAGTGGGAACAAGAAAAGGCTAATAGACAAAGATAGGTGGTGAGTCATGGCAACTGTTGTTGAATTACTGGCAAAGTTCCGTGCTGACTCATCTTCATTTGTCACAAATATAGAAAAAGCAAAAAGGTCTGTAGATGAGTTTGAAAAGGCTACGAAGCGTTCTTCCACGTCAATAGGTGGCGACTTAGATAGAGTAAATAAAAAAAGCGTTGCTATTGGTGCTGCTATCGGTACAGCCATAGGTCAGGTTGCTGTTCAAGCGTTTTACAAAGCAGGTCACGCTGCTAAACAATTTTTGGTTGACAGCGTTGGTGGTGCTTCTGACTTAAACGAATCCATGACAAAGACAGAAGCCATCTTTGGTTCGGCTACTGGAACTATTGTAAGTTTTGCTAAAGGTGCTGCTGGTTCAATAGGACAATCAGAACAGGCTGCGCTTGACGCTGCCGCTACTTTTGGTATTTATGGTCGTTCTGCTGGTTTGTCAGGTCAGGCTCTTACTGACTTTGCTATGGCTCAGACCAAGTTATCTTCTGACTTAGCGTCTTTCTATAATACAAAGCCTGAAGACGCTGCTATGGCTCTTGCTGCTGCTTTACGTGGACAGAATGAGCCAGCCCGTCGTTTTGGTGTATTACTTGATGATATGTCTCTTAAGGCTCAGGCTTTCAAGATGGGTATTACTTCCAGCACAAAAGATGCTTTAACGCCTCAAAATAAAGTCCTTGCCGCTAATGCTTTAATTATGGCGCAGACTTCTGTTGCTCAAGGCGACTTTGCTAAAACTGCTGGTGGTCTTGCAAACCAACAGCGTATTCTTGCCGCACAAGTAGATAACGCAAAAACAAAGTTTGGTCAGGCACTTCTTCCTGCTGTTCTTGCTGTCACTGGTGCTTTTAACACCTCACTCATACCAGCATTTACAAAGTTGGCTGAAAACTTTAAGGTTGTTATTGACCAAGTTTCACAGGTTCTTGCTCCAATCTTTACAAATCTCAAAGAGATATTTACAAACCTGTTCACCGCAATTGCTCCAGTTGCCGAACTAATAGGCGTTGGTCTTGCAGTAGCATTTGCTGTTGGTGCTAAGGCAGTAGAAGTTTTGTCTGGCGTAATTGCTAGTGTTACTGGTTTTCTTGCCGAAAATCAAGCAATTATGTTTATTGTCGCTGGTGCGGCAGCCGCTTTAGCCGCAGGACTTATCGCTTCAACAGTAGCGTTTAAGTTAAAAACAATTGCTGTCAAGGCTACAACTACTGCAATCAAGTTATTTCAAGTTGCTCAAGTTATTGCTCGTGGTGGAACACTAGCCAGTATTGCTTCAACAAATGGTTTGGCTGCTTCAATGTTAAGGCTTAATGCTGCTATAAAAGCCAACCCAATAGGTTTTGTAATTGGCTTGATTATTGCTCTGAGTCTTGCTTTTGTAGCCGCTTACAAGAAGTCTGAATCATTCCGTAAAGTCGTTGCTAAGGCTTTTGAAGGAATAGCCAACGTCGCATTCACAGTTGTTAAGTTCGTTTTGAATACCTTAAGAGGCTTAGTAAATGGTTGGTTAAATCTTGCACAATTCATTCTCAAGGGAGCAGAAAAAGCGTTTGGCTGGATTCCTGGTGTTGGTGACAAGATTCGTAGCGCACAAGATGGCTTTGAAGATTTACAAAGTGGTGTAAACAATACCTTTGATAAAATTATCAAAGGCGCAGAAGACATGAAAAACAAAGTTGTTGGTGCTGTCAATTCAACTGTAAAAGCAAAAGACAAGGTTGATAAACCTGTAACAAAGGGAACACCTGTTGTTGATGCTGGTGGTGTACCTACTGATGTAACTGGTACTGACAAAGCCGCTAAAAAACTTACAAACAATCTAAAAGAGGTTGTACAAAATTATCGTGACTTTATGGCTAATGACTTTGCCCCTGGTTTTCAAAAAGGAGCAGAGACAGCACGTGACACAATCCTAAAAGGTCTTGACGAACTAAAGAAAGTGTTTGACGAGAAGGCTAAAGTTCTTAAGGGTGCTGCTCTAACTAAATTAAAAGGTGCTTTTGACAGCGCAAATCAGGTAATGCGTGCTTATATTCCAGAGGCTATGAAAGTTGCTGGTGAACTAGAAAAAGTAAGTAAAGAATTAGATGACGCAACAAAGCGTCTTGAAGACGCCCTCAAAGAACGTGCTGCTGCCCAAAAGAAGTTTGGTGAAATCCTTGCTAAGCCGTTCGGTGAGCCAAGTAAAATTACAAAGGCTATGGCTTCGTCTGAAGCAAGTGTTGAATCAATTATTTCAATGTATGACGAATTGATAGAAACTGTAAATCAAAGATTTACCGACCTCGCTCCTGGCGCACGTGACGCTGTAAAAGAGTTCTTGTATACACAAACAAATGGTCTGATTGATGCTGCTCGTAACCGTATCAAAGCAATCAAAGTTCTTGAAGAAGCACAGACCAGACTTGATGACTTAATTAGTGAGCAAAAAGAGTTCAGTAAGAGTATGACTGGTTCGCTAAAGGGTTTTGCTAGTGCTATTGCTGATTTGTCTAAAACAGATAGTAAAGCAACGTTGACTGTAATAAAGACTGCTACGGGAATGGTAATTACACAAATAAAGAAATCTACAAATGGTGTAGATACAATAACCAACCAATTAAAATCTCGTTTGACTTCAATAACCGCTTTTGCAGAGAACGCAAATAAATTACTTGCCTCAAACTTAAATAAAGACTATGTTCGTCAGTTGCTTGAGGCTGGACCAGAAGCCGCTGGTGAGGCTGTGGCTGCTTTAAGTAGCGCAAGTGGTGAACAACTCAATGAAATCAATTTGCTTTATACAAAGATTACAGAGACGTCAAATACGTTCGGCAAGACAATGGCAGAAGGAATGTACGGACAAGCAATTAAAATGGCTACGTCATTCCGAGACGGGGCTGCTATTGGTGTAGAGACTATAAATGCTTCAATGACAAACATTGTAAATAACATAACCCGTATACTTGGTGTTCTTGGCGATACAGGATTGACAAGTGCTAATGCCTTAATAAATGCTCTTGTAAATCAGTTCACTTTGATGTCAAACGAAAAAGTATTTCCTGCCGCTAGTGCTATTGCAAAGAGCATTGAAACGGCTTTGGGTTCTTTAAGGACTCTTGGAACTGATGTCGCTACGGATATTGCACAAGGTATGTTTGACAAACTCACAGCAGAGAAGGCTCGGTTAGTAGCCCTCGCTGCAAGTATCGCTGCCGCTATTGCTGCTGCTATGGCTGCTGCTGCTGCTTCAATAGGTGTAGATGTAAGTGGTGGAGATGTTTCAGATGACGAAGTTGTAGAAGTACCCGAAAAAAAGCCAGACCCAAAAAAGCCAGACCCAAAAAAGCCAGACCCAAAAATAATAACTACTCCAAAGATTATTGCTACTGCAACAAAAACAGGGGGCGCATTACCAAAGGGCGGCGGTAAAGCAGCGAGTGGCAGTAAATTAGTTGGTGGTTTTTCTTCTTCTCCATTCCCAAAGACTGGTTCGACATCATTTGTAAAAGCGATTCAACCAAATACTGTTCCTGCTTTTGGGCGACCATTTGGCGGTGTTGCTCCAAAACCAACAGTAACTACTTCAAAATCAACTGGAAGTAATACTGTACCTATGTCAAGCAGACCATTTGGTGGTGGCTCAACAACCGCCAACGTCACAATAAATACAACAAAAAGTGTGTCGCCAACATTTGCTGCTAAATCAGTGTCAAATGCAATTGGTAAAGCAACAGGA